TACAATATGGTCAAGAACTGCAAGCACTTCTGTACCTGTATCAGCGTTCTCAAGAAGAAACTCAGCAAAATTTGGTGACATAACAAAAAAGTCAGGTTTATAAAAAAGGTGGTAGTTTCCTATCGCCGCTATTCCTGAAACTACCAAAGGGGAATACCGCAGTTGAGAGAGTGGGGCAATACTCAGGGTTTCACCCTGCCGCCCAAATTTACCTACTGGGAATCGCTTACACCTGAACCCCTACTAACACAACTCCTAACCAAAAATGGATGTATGTTGTTTTACAAGGTCTTATGTTCCGTTACAGGAGGATTACTAACTCTTAGAGTGTTGTCCCGATCTCAGGATGCCTTGTGCTTTCGGGCAGTAGAACCACATATCTCTCAACAAATGTATTGTAGCAGTTTTACATCATAATACAATATCGGATGTGACAGTTCTTAAACTGTCTCGTGAACTGGATATTCAGCAGGGATGTCGAGTATAGTACCCTTTGCTCTGCTGCCATATCCACCCATATCATAGCAAGTCCACTCACCATTATTGAATAGGTAAGCATACTCACCATCACAATTCTCTGTCTGCTCAAAGTACTCTGTAATTGACTCAGAGATCTTTGGTGGACAGTCCTCACCTCTTAAACTATAGTATTGAACGTGGGATTCACATTCCTTAAGATCCCAATCACTATCAGAATCACAACAGGACATATCTCCACCATCAATTAGTTCTTCTACCAATTCTCTGGTATTAAACTTCTTATTAAGAGTAACACCTAACCACTCAGGATAACCATCCCAATGATGATATGCTGAAATGATTTGACCTTCAAGTTGAAGACCGATGCGTGAGCGAGTACCCATTGGGAAAAAATGTGTAAATGAATATTTGATGTGGGATGCTCAAGAGGTGCTTCACCTATCTTCATTATGTAAGGAATTACCACATTCTATTTCAATGCTACCTTACAAGGTTGGATAGGTACTAAGTCATCCCACGATGGTGAGAGAAAACAAAACGGAGGACTGTTCCTGTGTATTTTACCTAAACATCATATCTAAGATTTACAGGACTTAAAGGACGTAATTTCTCAACTGAATTGAGACAACCATAGATCCTTGCCTGATGTCTTAGTAGTTTAGAACCTCGTTTGTTTTCCCATACTGCTATTATAGCAATAATGAATGGGTTGTGTAGGGGGTGTGTGACAGTTATTTAAGTGTCACATTCCGTTAGTGTAAGAACCCATTACACAGTTACCATAACGGACTTCAGCATAACCATACTCTTCAGATAGATCAAGGCATAAACCCCAACAATCATCAAGTTCAACAAATGAGGAGTTCTCATAGGGTGCTGAAGGACAATGAACTGAATACCTCATTAAACACTCTCATTGATTAACTCATACAGTTTAGCACCAAAGTCACCCTTGTCAATAGGATTCACTTTTGTTGCAAAAAATGTAATATCATCAAAGTGTACTCTGAATCCTACAGAGTCATCCTTGAGTTTGGTATTCTTCATACAGGCATCCCAACTACAGATGCCACCAGTATAATTCTTTGTATCCCACAATAGCATATACTCAAAGGTCTTCTCTGGTAATCCTATGTTCTTACCAAGAAAGTTCTTGAGAGTTATCTCTTTGGTATATGGTTTTCTTTTACAGAACATACCATCCATACCTTTTGACTCATAATAGAGTCCATCGTGGATACCTAAGAAGTCTCTACCATTTTGGCAGTCTCCAACGTACTGTAATTGACCACCACTATACTTTGCAATGGCAATCTCTTGTACTTCTGCCCTTAATGGGCGTGTCTGTTGCCTCTTTAATCCATCAGTAGACTTAACTACACCAAAGATAGAGGGAAAATCAAATTGGTCGAAATTAATCATCTTGTAATAACAGAAATTGCGGGTTCACCTTTTTTGAATACAGTATCAACTACTGCCTCTACTTTTCGGGCAGTAGAGATACCAACATTGCTATAAACTGGTACACATAATAATCCGTGTTTCTTATGACTTTTTCCTAATCGAATTACTCTACCTATTGTTTGTTGAATAGTAATGTTATCCATATTCCTCATAAACAATGCTGCTTCAAGACCTGATACATTAATACCTTCTGAAAGGATGCTGTGATGAAGCACAACAAACTTTGTATCATCTTTACCCCATTGGTTCAATATCTCAAAGAACTGCTCTCTATTAACCTTCCTACCATCAATGATAGCACCTGTCTTTGCAGTAATATACATCCAATGATAACCACGAAGTCCTAACTCATAGCAAAAGTCAGATTGAGATGTAAGACCAACAATTTGTGCGGTAGATCTTGCACATATAAGCACCTTATCTACTTTAAGTTTATCAATAGAACTAATCATTTGATCTGATTCAACTTCAGCATATATCTCACCTCTATCCATCAATCGAGTCTTATATACTTCAACTTTAGGTGGTAATATATAACCTTGCTCAACTAACTTAGGTGCTGGAACGTGACAAATAACATTACCATATACCTTAGTATCATTCATACCAGTTTTATGTGAAGTAAGACTATGTTTAGGAGTAGCAGTAAAGAAATAAGATCTTTTCGCCCATTCAGAGAAGTGCTTAGTTGGTGGAAAGAAATCACTTCTAACACTATTATGTGCTTCATCAAAATATATTGCATCTACATCAATGGTAGATCTTTTGACCTTATCAAGTGAATGATAGGTAGTGAAGATAATTTTATTACCTTGCGTGTACTTATGCCAAAAATAAATGTCATCTACTTTTGTAGAACTATAGTGTGAAGTCTCACCACTATGAACGTGCATTACACTTGCATTATCAATTATTTCTAAAAACTCTGAAGATAATTGTTCTGACAATAATATGCGTGGTGAAACAACTACAATGGTAGCACCATCAATCATACCACCAGCAAAGATTCTTGATGTATTGAATGTCCTTTTGGCATCCTCAATCATACACATAGTCTTACCACCGCCTGTAGGAACGATGATTTGCCCCCTATTATGCTTTGCCATAGCATCCAGAGCATTGATTTGATGTGGACGTAATGGCATTGGAATAATGTAAGTGTTCACATTGTAGCATTAAAAAACTCCCTTGTCAGGGAGTTCTTGTGCCAGTTCGCCTACTGGTTCTTAAAAAAATATGAAGTGTTCCTTAAAACCATACAAAGGTATGTATAATTATCGGTAATTTAACTCTTAATCATCATAGACTAGACACTCTGGTTCGTCAGGGTGCATCTCACAAAATAATTCTAAGCAATTAGGATCGTGATGATCTCCTGCTTCTATCTCCTGTTTGTGATGATCTACATACTCCTCTAATTCGTGGAGTTCTTCTTGGTAGTGCCTTCTGGCAGCAGGGTTGATAGTAGGATTGTCAAGGATTTCTTTATCCTTTGCAATGTGTTCTTCTACTGTGTGCATAATAAGTACCTCTCTATGAGTACATAAGTATTTATTCTATTTTATAGCGAGAGTCTCTTTTCTAACGAATTGATTGTCTCGATTATAAAACAACTTATGGTTTTCAGTTGTGACATAATGACCAGTAATATCACTACCATCACAATGCCAACCATAAGCAATTATTCTTTCTTTAACACCGTCTATGTTAAATTGTTTGTGACCACCCAAGTAAGAATGATACATCTCGTCTAGGTTAAGCATTGTTTCTAGTTGGTTATGTGTTGTTATTCTAACATACTATATTATAAAAACCAATAATGCTTAATATTGTGTTAATGTTTGGAGTCTCCAAAGAAAGTACCAAACATACCACTATCACCATCTTGACGGTTCTCGATTTTCTCGATCAACTCTGTTGCATCAATAAGATTATCTATATTAGAAAGCATATCTGCTATGTGCTTACTAACATAAGACTTCTCACTTCTAGCAGAGAATGATAGAGCATTTCTCAAGGATTCTTGTGCTTCTCGAAGAGAAGTTTCAACTTGTTCTGATAATGCCATTAGTCCTCTTCACAATGTTTTTCTACAATTTCCTGAATTACTTCACTAAAAGCATTACGCAATTCATACTGGATGTCACTCCTATCCTTCTTTAATCTAGTTACTGTTATAGGTGGAAGATTAAGAGTAGCAGTTATCTCCCATAAACCAAGTTCTTTATTCTTGGTGGTTTTAATTTCAAGCATTTCGTTTTCCATTACGCTCCGTCCTGTTCACCTGCTTCTGTTTTCATTTGTTCGATTTTTCTATGACCTGGAATCCAAAACCCATCATCAGTCATTTCATAACCATCAGCAATCATCTGATCGTAAGTCATAGGATTATCCTCGTTGTTTCTTTGTTCCTCAAGATGTTTTCTCCATTGCTCTAGTTCAGTAATTGAATTATGTAGTTCAGTATAATCTGGATAATCATTTAAACAATCAGATTTTAATTCAAATCTTTCTCGATCAAGATCATCAATCTTTATACCTGTATTGATACTAACAACTTTCTCTGTTCTATCAACACCTTCTAGCAAGTCAACTAGACTTTGTGCATCTCTAGCACAAATACGATGATAGTTAGCATTTCTTTTTGCTGCCAATTTGATTGTATTAAAAATCTCGTCAGGTCTGCACTCAGCACCTAGAGCATCTTCAATCATTTCTTCCAACACTCTGAGAGAATAACTTTTAATGTCTTCCTCTTTCATTCTGGTCTAATTTAATTGCTTCCTCCATAATACCTTGTATTTCCTTAGATGTCAAGTTGTTTAACCATTTCCAGTTGGGATCATTCTTATCCCATTCACAAGTAAATGATCCATCATCATTTCTTTTTATGCTTAAGCTTTCGTTCTGCATTTCTAATCCTTTTTCTTACCATTTTTGCAAATCTTATATCATCCTTAGTGTACCAATCAGGATGATCTTTTGCTCGTTTTAATAATTTTTTTGCTGCCTTCTTATCATTCATTGGATAATCGGATTCGTAGGATGTTTAACTAAGTATTTATACCCCTAGTAAATATCCTTTACCTTACCCGATACTGATGAACTTTGACTTCTTGGTTGTATCCTTGTCTTAAGTTTACGCTCGTGTTCCTGTAATTGAGCATTAACATCCATCATTTGATCCTGTAACCTACTAATCTTCTCATT